CAATGTTCGGCAACGTACCTATGACTCGGCCACAGAAAGCTATGAAACCACTCAAGGCAATGCATTCACAGTGGAACGACTCATGCCTGTGCCTTACAAGCTCACCATCAACTTGGATATTTGGACAAGTAATACCAGTCAAAAACTTCAATTGCTGGAACAGGTGCTGACCATGTTCAATCCCAGTTTGGAAATACAAAGCACAGACAACTACATTGATTGGACCAGTTTGAGTGTGGTATTTTTGGAACAGGTAACTTGGAGTTCAAGAACCATCCCTGTGGGCACTGACAATCCCATTGACATAGCCACTTTGAGATTCAGTTTGCCAATTTACATTTCGCCACCGGCCAAGGTATTGAAACTGGGTGTGATTGAACGAGTGATTGCTTCAATCTATGACGCACAAGGTGACCTAAATGATGCTGTGCAAAACAATGACTTGTTATTGGGCACCAGACAAGTTATCACTCCTTACAACTATGCCACTGTGTTGATTGGCAACAAGATTCAAGTGTTGCAGGCCAGCGACTTGGCACAAGAACCCAGCAATGACTTGCTTACCCCTGCAGGCATTGTGTCTGACAGCAATCTATTGTGGCCTGCTGTGATTGATTTGTACGGATCATTGCGACCAGGCGTGAGTCAAATCAGACTGATTCAGGCCGACGAATCTGAAATTGTGGGCACTGTGGTACTGGATCCCAATGACGATAGATTTTTATTGTACAGTGTGGACATTGATACCACCCCACAAAACACCCTGGAGCCTGTGGATGCTGTGATCAATCCTTTGACTTCTGGTCCAAGACCCGAAGACAGTGTGTTGGCTGGTGTGAGATACCTGCTGACCGAAGACACTGGCGCAGGAGTCAATCTAGATCCAGCACAGGCCTGGGTAGGTGAAAATGGTCGTCCTCTAGTGGCCCATGCCAATGATATCATTGAATATCGCAACGGTGCCTGGCGTGTGGCGTTCATGGCCAGCACTGCCAACGAAATCCAATATGTCACAAATATAACCACAGGTCTACAGTATGAATGGACTGGTGACAGTTGGGTCAAAAGCTATCAAGGTGTGTATCCTGGAGGCACCTGGAGACTGGTACTGTGAAGGCCGTGGGAGTTTGGTTCCGCAGTGTGGCCACTTCAAGATATCTTTATCTTTTGCGCAATGACGCAAAAAATCCCAGTACCTGGGGCTTGCCTGGTGGCAAAGTAGAATCAGGCGAAACATTGCTGGGTGCCATGGAACGTGAATGCATTGAAGAACTGGGCCACATGCCTGAATATCAACGTCTTGTACCGTTGGAAAAATTCACATCAGCTGACGGTGTGTTTGAATATCACACCTGGATATGTGTTGTGTCGCAGGAATTTGTGCCCACACTCAATCATGAACACCTAGGCTGGGCCTGGATTGATCGAGGCACCTGGCCTCGACCCATGCATCCAGGTCTGTGGAACACAGTGAATTTAACCACTGTGCAAGACAAGATACACACTGTAGAGCAGTATCTTGCTGCAGATTCTCAAGCCTGACTTTCTTGGAATTGCAACTGCACTTCGCCAACTGGAGTAGTGCTGGTGGTCAACGCTGTGATTGTCACTGCCAACACTTCAGGTCCGTTGGGATAGGTACCTATGCCAGGAACAGCACTGGTTCCAATCTGTTTGACATTGGTCAAGTCCAGCACCCCAGAATTGGTTGTTGAAATAGGTATGGCAAACAGTCGTTCGCCTCCTACAATTTCAGCTGAAATATTTTGCACAACCAATGACATGTCGTTTGCAGGGGTAGAACCACCTATCACATTGCCAAGGATCTTCAGTGTGTCGCCCACAGCATAGCCTGTGCCAGGATTTTGAATCTGTATGGCTGTGGTGGTAATTCCATAGGTAGTGCCTGTTCGTGTCAACTGCACAGTGAGGTTGGCTCCTGTGCCTGCACTGGATACTACCACTGGAGTCAAGTTGGCAAAACTTTGATTTGAAGAGAATGTAACCTTGGTACCTGTACGAGTAAAACCGCCTACAGTACTCAATGGTGCAGATTGCACACCGCCGGTGCTGACACCAGAAAAAACTGGTGCGGTAGAAAACTGTGTAAAGCTGGGCTGGAAGCCACCACCTATGTTGTTCAGTCCTGCCCATGCAGTGTTGGCTGAGTCAATGTTGTTGGGGTTCAAGATACCAGCCACTAAGAATCTACCTGCAGTGATGTTGAGTGTGAGGTTGACCAGGGTCAACTGTGCTCGATTTATAAGATCTTTTACGCCCAGATCACCAATTACACCATTGCTGACACTGGGGCTGAGACGCATGACAAACGCCACTTGTTGTGCGCCTACCAGAGCAGGGAGGCCATAGTTGGTACGGTTGAATTGGAAGCTGTAGCCTTCGTCACCATCAAAATTGCCGTCCATGATAATGGCTGAACCCCAGTGATTTACCAAGGGAGTACAGGTATTGCTGATCAAAATCACACCAGTGTTGATAACATGGCTGGCAGCAGCACTACTGGTATAACTGCGAATTTGTCCTTCTTGCCACTGAGTAAATGTTGCGGCACGAGTACACCCAGTCAAGATGTTGCCATTCTTGCCAGAATACTTTATAACTTCACTGTCAATCATCACAAACACTGGATAAGTCACAGAAGCTGCAGGGTAATCTGTGGCGTCTACCAGGGTGATTGAGGTTTGGCTGGCATCAATGGCACTGGCAAGACTGCTGTTGGGTGTTTCATTGATGGCTTCATAACGTGCTGGCAAGTTACCTGAACGCATAAATGCTTCGTTGTTCAAGTTGTTGTTGGGTCTACGATGTGCATGAATAAATCTACCATCTTGTCCACGTACCATCCAGGTCACATAACCTGCACCGTACCATGAGTATTCAATACCCAACATCTGCATTTTGGTAGCGTTGATGGTGTAGCCTGATTGACCTGTTCCGTCTATTTTGTCAATGTTGAAATCGCTTTGTCTCACACGCAATTCGGTGCGCAAACACATTTTTACACGACTTTGGTTGCTGACTCCGCGAAACGGAGGAATCACTGTCATTCTGTTGTTGTTCAATATGCTGGTAACATAGTGTGACATGCCTTTGATTGTGACCAAATCTCCAGTGTTGACTTGATCTTCAAATCTACAAGTTCCATCTCCTGTGACCAAGTTGGATCCCACGCCCACGCTGACCAGGCCGGCCAACTGATTGGTTGAAGTACGCAACACTGTGTTCAAACTTTGTCCATCATGTTCCCAAAACATTCCGTTTTGATCATCAAACATGCCGGCACGAATACTGGCACCATGCCAGCCTGACACGTTGATTCTTGGTTGTTGCCCCAGTGTGGGAGTAGCACTGCCCAGGGTGGCAATTGCATTCACAGTGAATGAAAGGTCGCTGACAATGGCAGTGACCACATAGCCAGATTGGTTATACCCTGATGTGGTAACACCGCTGAGCACAATCACTGCCCCGGCATTGAGTCCATGTTCCAAATCAGTTGTGATGGTTATTGCAGATCCTATTGGGGTGGCTGCTGCGGTTATTGCTGCCACATCCAAGGTTGGTTGTAACATGGTACCTGAAGTGAACAACAGGCCTTTGCCTGATTGGTAACGGAAATATTTTTTAGTTTGTCGCACAGCACTGGCACCACGAGTGGGGCTGCCAGGGCCAATAATTACACCGCCGTCAAAGGGTCTGGGCAAAAAGCTGGCATTGCTGCGTATGTTGATTTGCCCTACCACTGGACTGACAACTATTGCACCGGCTTTGGCTGTGTATTGGAATGTGGTGGTGCTGGGAACAGCAGTCACAATAAACGAGCCTTCAGCAAAAGATTGGTTGGTTCCTGCACTGAGAACACAAAGAATAGGAGTGCCCGGAACCAAGCCGTGAGCAAATGTTGTGGTCACTGTTATGATACTGGGGTTGCCGCCATCGCTGGCCATGGAGATCACATCAAAGTCAGCACCAGTGTAAGGGAAGGCCTGACGCACAGTGCTGTCAGTTTGATTCAGTGGATAGCCCAGGGCCAAACTGGTGTTGCGTCTTGGATAAAAGCTAAAATTGTTGGTTTCTGCAAAGTTAACCAAACTCACACCCTCAGCATTGCTGTTCACAGTGTTCAAAACACTGACATAATTGTCTGTGACCAAACCACTGTCTGCATAGTTCACTGCCACTTCGGGAATGTTAGAGTTGCCTGTGGCATTGAAAATACCAGTCATGCGAATGAACGGTGATCCAACCCCAGCACCAGTAAGTATGGTTGAGTTGAATTGTCCACGGGTGATAACTTGACTGCCGTTGACTGCTGTGCTCACCGTGGTGTGCTTGACCAATTCCACATTGCCGCTGAGTCGTTGGAACACTGTGCCAGTGGCATATGAGTTGGCTGCCGAAATATTGTACCAGCCGCGATTGAGTTGTAGAGTGGTAGAGTTGGTCACTTCTTGAACCTGCGCAATTTCTATGGTGCTGACTGGATAGATATTGGCACCAATTATGATGTTGGCTGCGCCGGAATTGGTACCGTTGCTTTGACGCACCACAGTGAGTGCATTGGCAGCTACGCTGGTCACAGCCATAACTTCATACACATTGGTGGTTATGGTTTCAGCAATTACATAAATGCCGGCTCCAGCAACTATGGCCGCAGCATTGGCCACGTTCACAGTGGTGGTGGCATTGCTGGTAATGTTGGCCACTGCAATGGTAGTACCTCCTGCAGTGGGACGACCGATCAGCAAAATGTTGTCCAGTGCTGTGACACCAGTGGTTGATGCCACTGTGAATGTGCGTTCTGCTGAACTGGCCACAGCAGTGGTAAGATGACTGGTCACAAAAGGCGCAACGTTGCCTTGTGTTTGACTGATCATCAATGCAAAGTCGTTGGCTATCCAAGGTGCTGTGCCCGCATTGCTCAGTCTCACCGCAGTGTCCACGTTGCTGGCAATAAAATCAGTACTGGCCAACAGGGTTGCATATCCATTGGTGTTGTACACCAAGTCAGCGCCAATGTCTTCGTAAAAACCTGGAACATAATTTATCAAGCTGACGTTTTGCCATTTGGTATTTTGTAAGCCGTATTCAAAGTCAGCGTCAATCAAACTTTCTGGTTGACCCACACGAGCCCGGCCAATTGAGTCTTCACCAAATGACCAGGGTTGTGTGGTCAGGCCGTTGTAGTCTTCCACATATATGGCCAAATCGTCTGAGCTGCTCAAGGATGAAGTATCAGCATACAACGACAGTGTGGTCACTCCAGCATAGGCAGCAGGAAAAGTTGCAGTGGTGCCTGCTGCCCATGCAACAGAACCGCCCAGTGTGGGCTCGGCAAAATTGTAGATATTTCGATCAGCAGTTGTATCATACACAGCAAGAAAATCTGCCAGGTTGTAACGATTTTGCACTTGGATAGTGCCCAGACCGCTGGTACCTGGTGTGAACGAATATTCGTATAATCTTTTTCTAGCCATTGTTAAACTCCAAAAATAATCTGATTAGCAGTCAATCTTGCCTGAGTGACACTGCTAAACTTGTTGTAACTGATGGTGCCCACAGCAATCTTGCTGTCTGTTACTGTGCCATCACTGGGTGTGCCTGTATATAGTGTGTCTCCAAATATCAATGCAAAGAAAGGAGTCAATGCCACGGGCGCCACTGCAAAACTCAAGTCAGCTGCGGATATTGAAAAATTAACACCAGGATTTTGTGGCACGCCGTTCAACACCACCATCATGGCAAACGCAGTTGGGGGTGTGACACTGACACCATCAATGGTCATGGCAAACGTGGTCTGCACACCATTGAACACAAAATTGTCCAACTTTCGATACTGGCCAATTGGTGGCGAATTTCCCAAATAACTCATTATAATCTTCCTACAACAATTTCAATCATGCCTGACCCGCCTGGGTGATCTTGTGCGGCCTTGCCAATCACACTTCCCATTCGGGGTTCTGCACAGGCCTGTGCCACACCGCCTCCGGCTGTGACCATCATGTCACCTTTGCGTACTTTTCCTACAACTGATGTTGGCACACGACCGGTCAGCGCAAGAGCCGCAGTGTGAGCACTTTGCAACGTGCTGTTCATCAAGTGAGCAGGACTGGTACTGACCACTCCGGCCACTCGCACACTGTTGATACCAATGCTCAATGTGACTTCATTGGCGCCGCCAAAATCCAACACTGTTCCTGGTGCATATTCTGCGTCCGCAGCATACAGCTCGGCCAAGTCAGCATATTGTGCTGTGGTTGCTTTGGCAAACACTGTGTTGAAACCAGTCACGCTGGTTCCAATGTTGCCCACACCGTTGGTTCCGCCATTCACGATGGCTGTGACTGCATTGGTGCTGTTCACTGTGATTGCACCGCTGACTGCCAGTGCAGTGAGTGTGCCCAGTGATGTGACATTGGTCTGTGCGGCTGTGGCCAAAGTGCCAGTTAAGTTGGTGGCTGTGACATTACCACCTGTGATCTCACCTGTGACACTAACTGTACTACCTGTGTGTGTGGTGGCATTGACATTGGCACCACCCAGCACATTACCACCAATAATATTGCCTACTGCACTGATCAAATCAGCAGAATTGATATTGCCACCAGTGACATTACCAGTCACATTCAAACTGCTGACCACATTGCTGGTAAGACTCAATCCAGCTGCATTGAGGTTTCCTGCAATGATGTTGCCTGTGGCACTGAGTGTGGTAGCTTGCACTAAATTGGCAGTGACCAAATTGCCAGCAATCACATTGCCAGCGGATGTTATGTTGCCAGTAGCTGTGATCAAGCCTGCTGTGTTGACATTGCCGCCATCAATGTTGCCAGTGGCACTGATCAAGCCGCCAGTTAGCACGTTGCCACCAGTGATGTTGCCTGCGGCACTGTAACTACCTGCGGTACTTGCACCTGTAGTGCTGGTGGCTCCTACAGAGATTAAATTACCACCAGTGATGTTGCCAGTGGCACTGATCAATCCGCCAGTTAATACATTACCACCAGTTATGGTTCCTGCAGCTGATACTTGTCCAGCAGTGCGAACGTTGCCACCTGAAATGTTGCCAGCTGCACTCAGTGCTGACCCGCCAGTGTTGGCAATGACCACCGTGGTGGCAGTGTTGAATGTTGCTGTGCCTGCGGCTGTGGTTGCTGTAACAGGACCAATGCCAATCAATGTGGTTGAGCCAGCAGCACCGTTTTCACCAATGTGAACGCTCTTTGTGCTGCCTGAACTGGCCACACCGTTACCAATGCCCACAGTTTGACTGCCTGTGCTTTGTCCAATTAAAATTGTTCCAGTTTGTGCAGAACCTCCCACAGTGGTTGTGCCTGTGGTCTGACTGGTTCCAATGTTAATATTTTGTGTGGTGCCCGAGAATGTGACTGTGCCAGTTGCACTGAGGTTGGCCGCACTTGTGGTACCTGCAATGGTGGCACCCAGCGGACTGAACACCGCTATATTGGCCACTCCGTTCACTGTCACAGTTACATCGCCAGCTGAACTGACCACTCGCACATTGCTGTTGCCAAACTGTATGCTGGTGGCATCGATGCCTGTGAGTGCAGCACCGTTGCCTATGAAATAAGGTGCAAGTATGTTGCCTGTGGCTGACATGATGCCAGAACTCAACACATTGCCAGCTATGACATTGCCAGTGACACTGGCATCAACAGGCACACTTAAATTGCCAGACAAACTTGCGTTGTTGGCAAATACATCTCCTGTGGCTGACACAAAACCGCTGGTTTTAATGTTGAGACCAGTAACATTTCCACCTGTGCTCACAGCCGTGGTGCCAATGATATTGCCACCAGTGATATTGCCTGCGGCACTGATCAATCCAGTGATCAGTGCGTTGCCTGCACTAAGATTGCCTGCGAATGTGGTTATGTTGCCTGCGGCACTGATGGTGTTGCCTGCATTTACATTGCCTGCAACAATATTGCCAGTGATGCTGGCAGTAGTTGATCCAGATATGGCACCAGTCACTGCCAGGCCAATACTGGACACAGTCACAATGTTTACATTGTTCACATTGCTGAAAATATTGCCATTGATGGTTGGTATGTTCACAGCAGAATTGCTGTTGAATATGGTGGTGGTCAACTGTGCAATACCAGTTAAAGCAGCACCATTGCCGGTGAAAAATGCAGCGTTGACATTGCCTGTGGCGCTGACATTGGCCAGTACCAGGTCTGTCAGTTGAAAACTGGGATCTGTGGTGTCAACCACAGTGGTGGGTGCCGTCAACAGATTGGAGAACAACTTGTACTTGGCATCAGTCACATCTCTAAACAGGCCATTGTATCTGGTGTTGGCGCCATCATAGTACTGTGCCACTATGCCGGTGTCAAACGTGTCTCCAGGATTGTTTGCAGCCAAAAAGATAAATGGATCTGCCACTGCAAGACTGTCTACTCCAGTGGTGGTAAAGTTACCATTGACCACAAAGTCACCCACACAAGTTAAGCCGCCGCCTACATTGATGTTGCCTACCACTCCTACACCACCAGCTACCAACAAGGCACCTGTGGTAATGCTGGTGCTGGTGCTGGTGCTGCCTACCACCACTTGTCCGTTAGTGTACAAGTTGCCAGTTATGCCGGCACCACCTGTGACACGCAAGGCTCCTGTGGTGCTGCTGGTGGCTTCAATGTTGGCGCTGAATGTGGCACGATTGGCTCCGGCAGTGGTCACTATCACTGTTTGTGCGTCGGACCAATACAGTCCTGAATTGTTGGCAGCCACTGAGTACACACTGGGCGCACCCACTGTGCCTGCACCAAAAGCATTGGCTGAAATTAAATCCAAGCTGTTGAGCGCACCTGCACGATATGTTACCGCAATGTTGTCACTGCCAGATGCGGGCGGAGTGGTAAAAATCAATACCACATTGCCTGCTATGTAATCAGTAAATGGTACTTTTAATACATTGCCCACAATTACATCAAGATCACTGGCCGATGCTATGCTTCTGTTGAGGTTGAACTGCGTGGCCACTGAATTGCCACTGAAGAACTGTGTGCTGGTATTCAGCAGTGTTTGCTGAGGATTAAGACCAATATAACTCATTAGGTGATTTCCAATATGCTCATCACGGTATCAATGCTGGTACCTGCGCTGCTTTGAACGTACATTGTGTCGCCAGTGATCAGTACCAATTTCTGATCCCCGCCGCCCACTACCAAACTGGAACCAGCTGGCACCGGACCTCTGGCAATTATATAAGTGTTGGCCACTCCGTTGTTGATAAACACATTGGCTGTGATAGCACTGCTGGTGGTATTGGTCACGCTGAGACCCACCACTATGGTTTTGGTGCTGGCTGGCACTGTGTATGCGCCCACTGGGGCAGCAGTAGTTCCAGTGTTTTGTTCTAGTTTTCTCGTGAATGTATTTGCCATTTTTTATCCTAATGCTATTGATAATGCTATTGCATCATCCACAGTGGCTGCCACTGCTCCTGCAATATTTATGGAGGTTGTGGCTGCGATGTTGTTGGCTGTGATGTTGCCTGTGGTAGTGATATTGGTGGTCATGTTCAGCGCACTGAGCACATTTCCACTCAAACTCAATCCTGCAGCCCGTAAATTTCCGCTGGTGATATTGCCAGTGGCTGAAATTGCCCCATTGGATATGACGTTTCCACCAGTAACGTTGCCAGTTACACTGATTGCAACACCCTGCAATTGACTTGTGGCATTGATCACACTGCCAACTATGTTGCCAGTGGCTGTGATAGAACCTGCTGTGTTGATATTGCCACCAGTGATGTTGCCAGTGGCTGTGATTAATCCTGCTGTGCTAACATTGCCACCTATGACATTGCCTGTGGCACTGACAGTTAATCCTTCAACCAGTGCGCTTGTTATGATGTTGCCACCTGTGATGTTGCCTGTGGCTGTGACCAGGCCCGCAGTTTGAATATTGCCGCCAGTGATGTTTCCCACAGCACTGACTGTGTCAGACTGCATCAAAGCAGCAGTGACCAAATTGCCACCAATGACATTGCCAGTGGCTGTGATTAATCCTGCTGTTACAACATTGCCACCGTCAATGTTGCCTGTGACTGTGGCAAAACCTGCTGTTATTAAATTTCCACCAGTGATGTTGCCCACAGCAGTGATCAAACCGCCAGTTACCAAATTGGCACCAACTATGTTGCCTGCTGACGACAACAGTGTGGTAGCCAATATATTGCCGCCACCAATGTTGCCAATCACTGTGCTGATATTGCCTGTTACTGTGGTTTTACCAGCCACAGTCAAATCTCCACCGCTGGTTGTGGTTATTGCACCAGCTATGGTCAATGCATTTGCTGTGTAGTCAAACACCAATCCAGCGCCGCTGCCAATAGAGCCCAACTGGTTGAACAACACTTCACTGTTGGCGCCAGTCAGAGTCAAACTACCAGTCACGTTACCAATGAATGTTTGTGCTTGAATGTTGCCTGCTGAAAAGATATTTCCTGTGGCACTGATTATACCATTGGTCAGTACATTGCCTGTCACACTAACTTGACCTGCAGTGACTATGTTACCACCAGTGACATTGCCTGTGGCACTGACTTGCCCTGCTGTTAAGAAATTTGCACCAGTGACATTGGCTGCGGCAGTGATTTGCCCCAATGTACTGATGTTTCCGCCAATCACATTGCCTGTGGCATTTACAATTGCTGCAGACACATTAGCTACAGCTGACACATTGCCACCAGTGATGTTGCCAGTGGCTGTGATTGTGGCAGTGCTTACTGAATCAGAACTCACAGCAAGAACAGCCAGTAAATTGCCACCAGTAACATTGCCGGTGGCGCTGACTTGACCAGCTGTGTTTAAATTGCCTGTGTCTATATTTCCTGTCACACTCAAATTGCCCAGTGTGCCAACTCCAGTGGCCAAAACACCAGTCAATAAAGAGCCATTGCCACTGTAGAAATTACCAGTGATGTTGCCAGTTGTGATGATGTTGTTGGTGGAATTCAACACACTCAATATGTTGCCAGTGAGACTGATATTGGCTGCATTTACTGAGTCAGCTGTGACGTTGCCTGTGGCGCTTACATAGCCAGCTGTGACTATATTGCCACCAATCACATTACCTACTGCTGTGATTCGATCACTTGCAATTAGATTTGCTCCAGCAATGTTGCCTGTGGCAGACATTGATGCTAACGCAAGCGAACCTGATGTGATCAAATTACCACCAGTGATGTTGCCGGTGGCTACCATGGACACTGCTGACACTGCTGCAACTGCTATAACATTGCCACCTGTTATGTTGCCGGTGGCGGTGACCAAACCAGAGGTGATTAAATTACCACCAACTATGTTGCCAATTATAACTCCAAATGCGGCACTCAATCCAGCACCAGTGATCAAATTGCCACCTGTGACATTGCCAGTGGCTGTAATCAAACCTGCTGTTGCAATGTTTCCGCTGGTGATGTTGCCTATGGCAGTAACCGAAGCAGCTGACACTATCCCTTGTACAAGTACATTGCCGCCTGTTACATTGCCACTCACTGCCGCAGACTGTGCATAAATTCCTAGATTGGCATTGACATTAGAGCCACTGACATTTCCAGTCATAAACGTAGAAGTACCAGTGAAGAACTGTGCATTTATGGTGTCTGCTGCTATTACGTTGCTGCCGCTGATGTTGCCAGATACTGACACTGTGAAACCAGTGTGTGTGACAGCATTGACATTGGCTCCACCTTGGATATTGCCACCAATGATGTTGCCCACGGCCGAAATCAAACCTGCTGTGCGCAAATTTCCACTGTTGACATTGCCTGTGGCGCTGACTGCCGCAGCTGACACAAGAGATACAGCTACCACATTGCCGCCTGTAACATTGCCTGTGGCAGAAATCAATCCTGCTGTTAAAATATTAGCACCAGTGATGTTGGCACCAGTTATGGCACCTGTGGCCGAAACAATGCCACCAGTAAGCACATTGCCACCAGTTATGGTTCCTGTGGCTGACACTTGTCCAGCAGTGCGAACATTGCCACCTGTAACATTGGCCACTGCACTGACTGCTGCGTAACTGTTGACATTGCCACCTATTACATTGCCGCTGGCGCTCAAAGATACTGAAACAACCAACACATTGGCTTGAATGTAGTTGGTAACAAAATTGTTGGCACCAGTGATGTCGTTGATCACGGCCAAGTTGTTGCTGACTATGTTGCCGGTGACATTCAATGGAGTCAACACATTGCCCGACAAGCTCAATCCTGTGGCTTGCAAATTTCCACCAGTGATATTGCCTACTGCGCTTACTTGTCCCAGTGAATTGAGATTACCGCTTCTAACATTGCCAGTCACACTCAAACTGGGTAACACTCCCACATTGGTAGCTACCACGCCAGACAGTTGCGAACCGTCACCAACAAATACACCGCCTACTATGCTGCCAAGTGCAGTGATTTTGCCGGCGGTGATAATGTTGCCACCAGTGACATTGGCCGAAGTAGTGATTGCACTGACACTGTTCAATGCTGATATCACATTGCCTGACAGGCTCAACGCCACAGCATTGACAACGCCGCTGGTCAAGGTGCCTGGAATATTGGCCGAAGCAGCACTCACTACACCTGCAGTGATGACATTGCCACCAGTGACATTGCCTGTAACAACTGCACTCACAGCACTTACCGCACTGATTGCTATGACATTGCCACCAATCACATTGCCCACTGCACTAACATTGCCCGAAGCTTTGACTAAGCCTATAGCAGACAAATTGGTGGCTGTGAGTCCAGTGTTGGCAAACACTGCCACATTGGGTGTGCCATTCACACTCACACTGATATTGCCGTTGGCGCCGTTGATCACCAGGTTGCTGTCGCCCAGTGCAAAAGATCCGCTGGCCACATTTGCTGTGCCTTGCACAGCAAAAGATCCACCCACTGGGTTTCTCAAAACAATACTGTCAGTGTTGGACGTGATTGTTGAGTCGCCCAGTCTTATGGTACTGCCAGACAACCAAATGTTGGCCCAACGTTGTGTGCTGGATCCAAGACTGTAAACATTGTTGGCTGCAGGTAAAATGTTGCCTGCAAATGTGGCACTGGTCGTGGCAAACACTGCACGATTGCTGAGTCCGCCTACACTCACTGCCACGTTGCCGCCAGGAGTCACAATGTTTACTGTGCTGTTGCCACTGACCAAATTGGATGCTGTGGTCAAAATACCAGTCAACAATGCACCATTGCCAAGAAAGTAATTGCCTAGCACATTACCTGATGCAGTCAAGGTCACAGCAGAAATTACATTGGCGCCAGTGATATTTCCGTTGACCCCAGAAGTTACTAAATTTCCAGCAGTTACATTGGCTGCAACGTTGACACCACCGGTGGAAAACACTGCCACATTACTTACGCCACCAATTGACACTGTGGCATTGCCGCCCGAACTCACAATTCGAACATTACTGGTACCAGAATTGATGCTGCTGCCAGCAGTGGTTACATTGGTAAGTCCAGCACCATTGCCCACGAAATACTGGGCATAAACTGTGTCGATTCTTTGAGCGGGAGCGCCGATATCATACACAGCATCAATGCTGGGCATGATTGAACTGTTGGCTTGGATATTGCCAATTCCATTGGCTCGAAGTACCAGATTGTTGTTGGTACCAGTGACTGTGATAGTATTGCCGGAGATAACGACATTGCTATCCACCGGACCCGCAGCGAATATCTGGGTGAAATTGTTATTAACAGCTTCAAAAGCTGTTCTTAATGGTTCACCAGTGCCATCGTTGGCAGCGGCGCCTACATCTATAATATTTTGTGCCATGGATAAACAAGGTCCTCTGATGTATTTACCAAAAGGACTTGTTTGCTATTTTAGCCAATTCTTGTGTAGGTCAGATAAGCACCGCTTTGTACTGCTAAATCGTTGCTGGAAGTTTGAGCTTGAATGGTCACATTGGAATTGCTCACACTGCTTTGAATAGTGCCAGTTACTCTGGCAGCACGTGGAGTGGTGCCAGTCATTGCTTGTGTGGCAGTTGCGGCTGCCGACACATTTGAAGTTGATGTGCTGAATGCACCTGTTTGTGTGGCTTGTGCTTCCACAGTGTAGTAACAGATACCAGCATCGAAGTATGTGCTAAACGCAGTGGTAGTAGAACCTGCTGGCAGTATGGGCAAGTATGCTTCAAATTTGTAACTTTGTCCTGCCAGCACAAAAAATCCCAAATTGCCCACGTTGGCCATGGTTGCTGACGTCATGGTAGTGGTGGTATTTTGCCACACAATGTTTTCTGCACCAATGCCGCGACCACCGCTGAGTGTGTTCACTGTCAGTGTGCTTGTGGTAGTGATGCCCGACACACAGGCATTGCCTGTTACAACGTTGGCCACTGTGCTGAAGCCTGACCCAGCATTGATAACCCCGTTGTTGGTGATATTGCCTACAGCACACATGACACCGTCACTGTTGACATTGCCGCCGGTGACGTTGCCTGTGGCGCTGATACCTAATGCGCCGGCACTGACTGCACCAGTACTGATCACATTGGCACCGGTGATATTGCCTGTGACTGTGGCCAAACCTCCAGTGATCAAATTGCCACCAGTGATGTTGCCTGTGACACTGGCCAATCCTGAATTCAAAATATTTCCAGTACTGACATTGCCAATCACACTGGCATTGCCGCTGACGAAGGTATTGCCACTCACTGCAAATGTGTGCAAAGGAGCAATATTGGCCACTCCCACATTGCCCACACTGTCCACTGTGACCCTGGCTGTTGCTGCCGCGCCGCCGTTGCTGGTAAAAATCTGTACCAAGGCATTGCCCAAAATACTGTTGGCTGTGCTTTTGATAGCTGATGTTACTCTGGCACCAGATCCTGACAAATCGTTGGTATACCATTCAATAGCACCAATTACAGTGCCATCACTGAGGGTGGTATCAGTGTCTTCAAATCTCAACAGTGGTGTACCCGCACTGGCATCTTGCTTTATCAAAAACACATTGCCAGTTACATTGCCTGTGGTGTTGATGTTGCCTGCATCCACGTTGCCAGTAAAGCCCACAGCACCAGCAAAAGTTGTACCGGTTGGGCTGATTACCATAATGTTGCTGACACCGCTAGGATTGAATGTGATGTTGCCGTTGATCACAGGAATTTCAACACTGGTGGTACCATTAAAAATTTTGTCTGCGTTGATATTGCCTGTCAACACTGCATTACCAGTCACCGTGAGATTGCCCACAATGTTCACATTGGTACTTTCTAAGGTGACTAAATCACCTGCATTTATGGTTTGAACAGTGTAATCACCGCTGACACGTTTGACTGTTGACATTTACAGATCCTTTGTGTTATTTATGCGGTTCAAAAAGTCTGCAACAGGCATGTGTCTTAAATTTGCCAGTCCATTGAGCTCGTTTACTGTGGCTGTGGTTTCTCCTTGCACTCGATAAAAACTTATTTTGGGATAGTCTTTTATCACAGTGGCCAACTGTCTAGCCCAGTTGCCAGTGTAGGTAGGCAAAGAATTGCTTTTTTTATAAAATTGTGTGTCAGCATACACATTGTTGAAACGATTGTTTTGTGCTGGTCCCATGTCAAATCCAATGAGATACACTGCTATGTTGCGGTCCAGTGCAGCAATGCCCACTGCAATAGGTCCTGAACTAAACCCAAAATAGCTTTGTGGCACAGTTTTGGCACCCAAGCCTGGCATGGGCCTGCGAGTGTACATGCGATTTTTGGTAGCGTAGCCTGAATTTTGTATTTCTTGGCTGATTGCTTTGTCAGTGCTGACCAACACTGTGGGGGTGTGCTCACGATAAAGAGCGTTACAACCATACACAGGTCCAGTTGCTTGTAGTGTTTTGACATCTACTTCAAGTCTGCTGATGCCGTTGCCTAATACAAATCCAATACTCATAAAAAAGTCCTCCCATTATGTATCTGGGAGGACTTGGTAGTGTTACAAATTAGGATTGAACGTTGTCCACAATGGCCAGGTTCAACAGATTCTGTTGTCCAGTAACGTTTTGCGCAGCAGTTGTGCCAGATTTGATAACTGTACCTTCGTCTGTGAAGAAGTTGGCAACTAATCGAACATCATTGGTCACTTCGGCTTGAGTAAATCCTGAACCGCCAGTGAAGTCTAACAAGAATTTGTTAGTCAACTTGCTGATTGAAACGGCAGTAGAATCAGTGTTGGTATAGGTAATAGCCATCAAACCAGCTGTTGGTGTTTGACCGTTTCCTATCACACACACACCAACTAAATTGGCTGTACCAGTACCTGCGCCAACTGCTGTAGCAGTGAAAATTGTACCTACGCCGTAGTTGGTAGGGGCGCCACAGGCCACCCAGTCAGTTGTGCCAACTGCGACAATTATGTAAGCAAGCCCAACTACCATGTCTTCGTCAGCAATGCTGGTAACATCACCAACCAGATACTTGCGTGAACCTTTCTGACGAATAATGTATCCTTGAGCATCCCCAGCACTACCAGTAATGTTAACAATAACATCAACTCTGGGGTTGGTTGCACTGGGTGCATCAGTTGGGCCTGCGCCACCAACTACACCTAGATATTGAGCTGAGTCAAGAGTCTGCGTTGGCGAATTAAACACCGGTGCAGTCAATGAACCAAAGTTGGGGAAGCCAAGATCCACACCAACGGCTGCGCCGCCATTGCCAGATCCAGTGCTTGATTTTTGTATTTTAAGAGGACGTCCCATTTTGTTTCTCCTTATAGAAGTCCGATGCGAGTTCTAGTCGCTACGCGGTGGGTTAAACCGCATAAAACGCAGAATTGCGTTGACAAGTATTTATGGATATCAAAAATAAATTGGTGCGCTGTTGCTATTTTAAATACTACATGCACCCAAATCAACTTATAGAACAAGGCAATCAATTTCGCTCAGACTGTCAACCTCAACAGGCCTTGGCCTGTTATGCACAGGCTTTTGTGGCAGATCCTGACTCGGCCGCAGCCTTCAACAATTATGGCAATGTCATGCGTGAATGTGGACAACCTGCCAGAGCCATACCTTTTTTGCAACACGCTATAATACTTGAACCCAACAATGTCACTGCTAGATTCAATTTGGCTGTGTGTCATTTGATCCAGGGAGACTATGCACAAGGATGGCCGGCCTATGAATCACGTTGGCAGTACGAACACTTGGCTGGTACACAACCGCAACACAGTCAGCCGCGCTGGACTGGTGAAGACCTCAAAGACAAAACCATACTAGTAGTAGGCGAACAAGGTCACGGGGACAACATACAGTTCTGTAGATTTTTGTACAATCTGCATGTGTTGGGTGCTCGCATACTGTTACAGGTCACGGACGGGTTGATTCCCATGCTCAGTGCCAGCCCTATACTTTCATGGGTGGGTGGATACACTGAAGAAATTCCTGAAACGTTTGACTACTGGGTGTCCATCATGAGTTTGCCAGGTGTGCTAGGTATTCACTTGCACAATCTTCCGCCACAGGTGCAGTATCTCAATCCTCCATTGAATCTCTATCAAAACTGGCTGAAACTGCTTGGACCAAAAACACGCATGCGGGTGGGATTTTCATGGTCAGGGCGCAGAGATGCTTGGCTCAACAAACACAAAGGCATGCCGTTTGAAGACATGCTGGACATTGTGCGCCGCAACCCACAATACGAATGGATCAGTCTGCAAATAGATGCCACTGATGAAGAATCCCAAGACTTGGCTGATGCCGGAGTAAACTTGTATCCTGGTTCTATTCAGAGTTTTGCAGACACTGCTGCTTTGATAGCATGCACAGATGTTGTGATCAGTGTGGACACAGCCATTGCACATTTGTCAGCTGCGCTGGGTCGACCCACATGGTTGATGTTGCAGTGGTTTGCCACAGACTGGCGTTGGATGCTGGACCGTGACTCCAGCCCATGGTACAGTACCATGCGCATATTCCGTCAACCCTCAATGGGTGACTGGGCATCAGTTACCAAGAAGATAGAACAATACTTGGGTTGGTTCAAGGTGTAAACACTTGCATTTGCAACATGATCTTGTTTCTAAATGCTTCGCTGTGAAAGTATTGTTTGTTTTTTTCAATTCTGGGCAATAGCTTGTTGTAGTCATTTAAAATAGTTCTGCCGCGAATCCAGTCATCCATAAACTGTGCTATCTTGTTGACTCTGATCAATTGATCTGACTCATTATCCCAGTTGCTCCAGGGAACCACATCTTCAAACATGTCCAGGCCAATGTCTTGTAAGAATTTGTTCACTCCAACACAGCCAACAACAACAGGTATTTGTCGAGCCACAAAAGCCTTGCAAATTTTTTCACTCACATATGACAGGTCTGTAGAAGTTTCGGTCACAATGTTTACTGCACACTGATCGTATACTTCATGTCCCACACCAACATCGTTGCGTTGTGAATCTTCTAATTCTCCACGCAACAGCATGGGGTATTGATAAGCGTAAGACAAAGCATGATCTTCGGGCCCTACAAAACTGTAAGCAATACGGCCGATAATGCCCAGACGATTCAACTCTGCCCACAACTGTGTTCTATGACTGCGCCGCCTGTTGTTGAGGCACATGACTTCTTTGCTTTTTTTTGTGCCTGCATCAAAACACAAAACATCCCACCATTGCGGGTTGCGCAACGAATACATCCATAGCCAGATAGGAAAGAACACATGTCCAGGACGTGGATCATAATAACGCTCAAAGTTGTTGGTAAGGCAGGGACGTATATTTAGAACAACTTGGTTGTCTGGAAAAGGATTGTGTGTGATGTCTAGTATTCTATCAGTGTTGCTGTGTTGATCCAACAATTTTTGAGATTGAGATTGATTTTGTAAATCGTTGTCTGTGACCACTAACGTGTGCGGGGAGAACCATTGAGTAAGATACGTTCGACTGGTATAGTGTTGCTGTGGGTTGAGATATTGAATAATTACCCCCGACTCAATATTTTTTCTTTATAAAATTTCTAATACGTTCTACATCATCCACTGTTTCTGTTGTGGTAGCTGATCCTGTGGAAGGTTGTGGCTCAGCAGGTGCTGCTATAGTGGGAGTGGTACTGGCTGTTGTAGCTGACCCTGTTGACGGTTTAGGTAGTTGCGCCGCAGGCGGAGCTGGTGGCGGGGTAGTCGATGGTATCATGGGCTTGCTTGGAGGCTGCAAAGGCTGTGCTGGTTGTGCTGGTTGTGCTATCGGTCCGCGCTGCGGTGGAGTTAGCATCAATGTTGGCTGTATTGGTTGTGCCATCGGCCCGGGCTGTGCTGGTTGTTGTGTTGGTTGTGCTGTTGTTGTAGTAGGTTTAGTAGTGCCACCTATACCAACTGCCGGCTGTGCTGGTTGTTGTGTTGGTCCTGGTTGTTGTTCTGGTTGTCGTGTTGGTGGCGTTGGTGGGGTTGGTTGCTGTGTTGGTCCTGGTTGTTGTTCTGGTTGTCGTGTTGGTGGCGTTGGTCCTGGTGCTGTATTGTTATCAGTTGCGGGATCTTGTGTACCAGTGTCAGGTTGGTCTGACACGTCGTCGGTGGTAGTACCCGGCACTACTGGGGGCTGGGCTTCGTTTATAATGTCAATGTATTTTCTAAAAAATCTTGGATCCATGATCTGCTCCGACTCAGTTATTTAGCGGTACTGTTCAACAGTGGTAGACAACAAAAAAGGGCCTTGCGGCCCTTTTTCGTCCTTCCCATCCCTGGGTTGGTTCTCTGATTAGGAGAATGACAAGTTGGAAACTGCGATCTCACCAACGTAGTCACCAGCGTTGCCGAAGCTGCTGGCTGTGTTGGTCAATTCGATGTAACCATAACGTGTCATGAATGACACGACTGGTTCGAATGTTGAAGGATCAAGCACAACACCACTGCTCATCAAAGGAATGTATGGGCAGTAGAATGCTGGTGCGTCAGCTTCTGAAGAACCTTTGTAACCAACCAACACAGCTTGTGTGTCAGCAGCATAGCTGTCGACGAACACACGCATAGAGCCGTTCAGGGTACCAACAAACTTGGTGTTGGTAGGTGCTTCAAATGTACCTTCTGTAGTGCGAGCAAAAGCAGAAGTTGTTGCAGATTGCAACACTGTCAGTGCAGCTGAACTAACCACAGCGTAGTTACCAGCGCCACGACGAGTGCGTTGAGCAATCAAGTTAGCAACACGGTTGACCAACACAGCCAATGCGGCGTGTTCGTCACCAACGAATGTTGCTGTACCAGAAACGGTAGCTTGGTTGTATGTGAACTCAGTAGCTGCCAGTGAACGCAAGCTCAAGAGAATCTCTTGGTCGATTTCAGCTGTAATCTCTTGAGCCAATGCTGCCATGATTTCTGCTTCAACGTCAATACCATGCATGGCTTGTGCGTCTTGTGCAGATTCAAATGTCCAGCGAGCTTGCAACTTACGTGTGCGAGCTTCAACGGCTTGTTTCAGGATCTGAACGGAAATTTGCTTACCGCCAGTACCTTCCATGGTAGCTGTGTTGCCACCAGTATAGCTAGTAGCTGTGGC